GACTGACGTCCTCTCATCCAAATGAGCGTACAACATGAGATCACCACTTAATTTAGACTTCTGTCTACCTAAGTTGAAGATTCGACTGCCGCACTTGCACGTCCACGATAATAAGTGGAAGCGCATGTACAATGGGCGAGTTAGAGAACGCGAGTCGGCTCGTGCCGATCCGTGGATCTTACTCAACCTACAGACAACGGATCCTCATGGGGTTCCCTTACCAATGCCTGAAGATCAGATCGACACGCGGCTTCTCAAGTATGAGAAGATCGTGGATAGTTCTACTGGATTGCGTTCGGTTAATAACCCGGTGGATCATGTTAAATGGGACGGAACTGGAATCCAGCTCCCGACCATCATGTACGACGCACTTGGTAACCCAGCGACGTTTGGGGCAGTGTTGCCCGAAACATTCGATTGGGTGACTTCTCACCTTCCGTCTCCTCCTACTGAGGTAATGGACGCGCTTGCTAAGCAAGCCGAAGACCATTTCCGCACTTCCGTGAAACCCGAGGTACTTCTCTACAATTTCGTTATTGAGTTGATAGAGACCTGCCAGGGGAATCTCGAGAAGGCTAAAGGGGCCTACGCGACCATCCTACGTATTAGTCAGGAATTTCGTCGGAAATATCTTGAGTTTCTTGCAAAAGGACTCAGTAATGCCGACAGTTTCTGGCTTGCATGGAATTTCGCCATAAAGCCTTTTCTATCAGACCTACGTAAGATTCTATGTAGTATGTCAAAAGCGATGAAGCTATTGAAGTATCTCATAGAAAACAACGGGAAGGCCAGGATAGTAAGACACCGTCGTAACGATGCTTACCACCCAGATCCTGGTGAACTCTATTGGAACCTTGGTCCCTTTCAGGACTTTGCGATCAATAGTTGGGATCCAGACAACCCTCCTTGGGAGGGTGGTCCGGTACCGGTACGGAACGACTCGCCAGATGAGCTCATAATCCAGTTTGAGAATTATGACCTCACGTACACAGCCCAAGCTACCGTGATTGTTGAAATCCCGGAGTATAAGCTGCGTGATGGCGGGGCGTTTCTAGTGTGGGAGTCGATGATGGGCCTTGATAGGCCCTTTGCAGCGATATGGGAAGCGATTCCCTTCTCGTTCATAATCGACTGGTTTACAGGCACAATCAAAGATTTAAGTGCCTGGCTCGATCAGTCAGTAACTGTGGCATGGCCTCCTGCGCAGATTCTGCGTGCAGACCATACCTTCAAACTGAAGGTCGATGTCCGTGTTCGTATCCGTCATGCTTTCTCCGGAGAGTATGATGACCTAGGTACGGGACACTACACTAGATATGTGAGAATGCACGGTCTCCCTTACGGGAAACCGTCCTTATTTGAGCAGCCCAACAACGTTGGACTGCGCATCTCTCTCTCAATCGCTTTGGTTACCCAACGCTTAAAGAAAAAGTTTTGGCGATACCTGCGACGTCGATAGAGATTACACGTCACTAATTACCGTCGCGAGACGGAACCCTAGGAGCAAAATCCATGTTAGCAGACCCTATTACAATTAACAACGGAACTTCCAATGTCGTGTTCAACCGAACCTCCCAATCAGGCAAAGCCTCACAGTATGCTCGAACGAGCAACACCGCTGGCGATGTTATGATGATGAAGGTTTCGCACTCCGTAAGGAATGCGAGCTCGAACAACACGAAGTTGAAAGCTGATCAACACTACGTCCAGTTTACATGGCAGCAGATTAATGCTGACACTGTATCACTGGAGACAGCCTCGGTTGGCCTGTCAATCGTGCTTCCGCAATCTGGAACCTTCACTCGGGCAGAGATTGATTATCTCTTAATCCAAGTTGGGAACTTCATTGCGGGCGCCACGGAGGTTCCCTCCACTGGCGCTACAACGATCACAAAGCTTCTCCTCGGCGAGTCGTAATGCGAAAACCGTGCGTGCCCCGCATTATTTGCTGGACATATCACGGTCGCCGCATATGCAGGAAGGTACCTTGTAAACACAAGGTGCCTAAACCTGTTATACCCGGCTTCCGATCTGGCCGTTGAATTGGGTCTCATGGGTTATGGAGGTCTTACCGTGAATAACGGGGTCCAGAATAGCCATGACGAGACGTATCTCGTTTTGTTTTCGAGAATGCTCGACGACATTTACCAAACCATCCAAGAAGTGAGCCAAAAGTATCCTTTCTTTCCAGATTGCTCGCAGAGAGATCTGCTTCGCATGAAGGAAAGAGATTACGAGTACGTTGTAAAACGCACACGAAAAGAAGGACTTCAGTTCCTAACTATCTCCTTACCGAAATTAGGTAAGTGGGTAGATCAGGGGCTCCAGTCTGGTGGCAATTGGCCAATAGCGCCTAAGGGTTTTCACCCTTACAGCGAAGGCGGTCAATATCCTCGGCTTTTTGGTCCGATATGGAGGGGTATGATCTTTGCGATCATCCACGCCACGAATACGGACAACTTGGACGACCTATTTACGCGATTGATTCGTCAGTTGCGTACGCTCCTCTTCTGCTTCTACAAGCTGGAAACTCCCTTCACCGACGAACAAAAGAGTGTTGCTGTTAAAAGCTACATCTCTAATGATGCCGGTTGCGGGATTATCTGGTCGGGCTATACTAGCTCGATCATAGAGGGCGCAACCCGTGTTGTAAAGTGGGCCATGAAAGGTGTGAACCTTACAGACATCACTCCAAAGCACGGACCTGGTGCGGTCTCCACAGGTGAACGCTATGAGGGAAAATGGGTATTCTCCCATTATTACCACAAGCTTCACCGCGTATATCCGTACTATGAGTACATGTACGGTGTACGGGAGAATGGTCATGCTAATCACCTTCTGGCGTTGGTTAAACGCTATCGCTCAATGGATCGGAACAAAATACCAACAAATAAATTGGTACTTGTTCCTAAGGACTCTCGAGGTCCACGCACTATATGTGCGGAACCTCTCGAGTTCCAATTCATTCAGCAGGGCCTTGCTCGGAATATCGTCCATTTTCTTGAGACGATCTCCCCATGCAAGGGACAGATCAACTTCACTTCCCAGGAAGTAAACCGCGCACTTGCACTCTCATCGAGTGCCGATTGCAAGTTTGCTACCCTCGACCTGAAGGATGCTTCTGACCTGGTTAGCCTCGAGCTCGTGCGGCTTCTGTTCCCTAAAGGAATATTCGCCCGCTTAGATGCTACGAGATCTGACTGCACACTTCTCCCTAATGGGGAAGTGATCGCGTTGAAGAAATTTGCTCCTATGGGAAGTGCATTATGCTTCCCCATCGAGTCGATGGTTTTCTATGCGGTCTGTTGTGCAGCGCTCCTGTCAAAGGGAGTGCCATTCAACGTGGCGGTGCGTTCGGTCTTTGTGTACGGTGATGACATAATCGTCACCAATGAACACTGGCCGGATGTAGTCATGGCACTTGAAGAGGTTGGCTTAGCAGTCAACATTGAGAAGTGCTGTGTCGGTCCTATCTTCCGAGAATCGTGTGGGATGGACGCCCTTTGTGGCGTTCCAGTAACACCGGTGCGAGTGAAGAAGGTCCCATGTCGTCGACCTTCAGAAGGTACCCAGGCCATGGCGTGGTTGGAGTATTCCAAACATTTCCATGGGGCACATATGCCCCAAGCCTCGGCTTTCTGCAGGGAGGTTGTGATCGGAGTGTACGGCTTTGTGCCTTACGTTTCCCGTCCCGAACCTTACTTGTCAGTTTGCATTCCCGAATTGGAGACCCCTCTTAAGGAGTACCCTAAACTTCGGTGGTGCAAGGGTTTACAGCTGCATCAAGCAAAGTTATTCTGCGTCTCTCCAAAGAAACGCAAAACTACGCTTGATGGCCACGACCGGCTGCTACGGAGTCTAGTCGACCCCGTGCACGGCCTACCCGATGAAGTGGTGGAGAGAGATACCACCCAAACTAGGATGCGATGGTGCAACATTTATGTTGAACCCGACTCTCTAGCAGAGGGCCTTTCGGCCTAGTGATCTCTTGCGCGTAAGCGCATGCGTGTGGACGTACAGCCTACATGGTTGCAGGTGC